CAAACAGGAATTAGAGCAAATTTATTGGAACAATTCTAATAAAAAAGCTTGTGAAATTTTAAAAATTACCAATGCTACTTTGACTAAATATTTAAGGCAAAATAGGATTAAATTAAAAGGCTCTGGTAATAGGAATGTAAGGGGCAAACTGGTTGTTGAATAGTAATAACCTATTAGGTTATTTAGGTTATTAATAGGTTTTTAAAATAACCTATTTAAACCTAACCTAACCTATCATAACCCTTATTAGGTATTAGGTATTAGTTAAAAGATATTAGTTATTAGAAATAAAAAAAATTATATAAAAAAATTTTATGGATTTAAAAAATGAAATAATCAACAAATCAGGATTTTTGATTTATACAGATTATTGGGAAAAATATTTTTCTAAAATGTCTGGTGAGCAAATCAAAGAAGTTTTTAAAATAATCTTTTGTTTTAATAAAACTTTTGAAATTTTAAAAACTGATGATTTAGCGGTTGAAATGGTTGTTGCTACAATTATTGATAATATTAAAAGAGATGCTGAGAAAAGATTTAAGCAATCAATAGCAAGCAAAGAAAATGGAAAAATGGGCGGAAGACCAAAGCTAAAAAAAAATAAACCTATAGGTTCAAATCCGCTTAACCCAAAACCTAACCTAAGTGATAGTAAGAATGATAGTGATTTACCAATCTTTATAAATAAAGATTTATTTAATGCTTTTGTTGAAATGCGTATAAAAATTAAAAAACAATTAACAGAAAAAGCAAGAGAGTTGTTAATAAAAAACCTAATAAAATTTGAAACAAAACAAAAAGGCTTTGCCAATGAAGCTTTAGAAAATTCAATCCAAAATTCCTATCAAGGAGTATTTGAACCAAAAATAAATAATTACAACAATAACTACAAAAACAATGATAAACCTAAATTTTTAAGTGAATATCAACATATTTTGAACAAATAACATGGAACAAGAAAATTTCAATCAAGAGATAGAAGAAGCCCTATTAGGCACCATTCTTTCAAATAACATGTATTTGTTAAAATCACCAAACTTAGAAGCTAAACATTTTTACTTCGATGATTATCAAAAGATTTTTGAAGAAGTCATTAAAAGAATCGGAGCTGGTGAGGTTGTTGACTTTAGAATTATTTCAACATTTGTTAAAAACAATGGAATTGATACTAAAATTATTAAAAACCTGTCTAATGCTACTGCTGGATTAGCTGATATGGAATCTTATTCAAACGAAGTAATTAGATTATGGCAAATAAGAGAGTTAAAAAAGATATTAACTTCGATAATAAGCGATAAAACAAGCGATTTTAATGCTATTAAAACAAAATTAGAGGGAGACATAGCCGACATATCAATAAACATGTCTAATCAGCCTAAAAAGATTGACAAAGTTATTGATGATGTTTTATCTAATCATCAAAAAGAATTAATCTTTACGGGCTTTGAAAAATTAGATGTTTTAACTGGAGGCTTTGAGCTTGGTAATCTAGTTATTATCGGGGGCAGACCATCGAGCGGAAAAACTACATTTTGTTTAAACTTTGCTAAAAATGTTTCTCTAACTCAAGGAGTTTTATTTTTTTCAATGGAAGTTTCCGACAAAAGCTTGGCAAGAAAATTTCTAAATGAAACAACTGGAGCGAGTGCTTATAGATTAAAAATCGGAGCAACAACCGAAAAGGATAAGCTGTCAATAGAAAATAACAGGCATACTTGGAAAGATTATAATTTAATACTCGATCAAGAAAACGGCATAAATCTTTTAACAATTAGAAGCAAGATTAAACGGGCAATGCTTAAGAATGATATTAAAATGATTTGCATTGACTATTTGCAATTAATCGCAAGCTCGGGTAAAGAATTCTCAAGAGAGCAACAAATATCAAGAATTGCGGAAGGGTTAAAGAAAATAGCAAAAGACTTTAATATTGTTGTTGTCGCCTTGTCGCAATTATCAAGAGCGGGTGATTCTAGAGAAAACAAAAGACCAATTCTAAGCGATTTAAGAGACTCGGGAGCTATAGAACAAAATGCGGATATTGTTATGTTTACACATAGAGAAGAATATTTCTTAGAGCGAGAAAGAGTTCCTGAACACTCAAAGCATTATGGCGATTGGCTTAAATGCTACAATAATGTAAAAGGCAAAGCAGATATAATTGTTTCTAAGAATCGTGAAGGCGAATGCGGGGACATTTTATTTAACTTTAACGGCAAACAAAGCAAATTCTGGGAGGCAAATGACACACATTAAAACAATACTTGCAGATATTGTTGAAAATGCAAGTAAAGCAAAACTTTATCATCAGAACAAAGATATTTTTTTAAAATACTTCGACAGCGTTGAACAATACGAAGCTTTAATATCGGCGGGTAATTTTAAGAAAATCGACGAAATTATTAAAAAAAATTCATCTTTTAACTTAGATGAGTTTATTATTAACTTTAAAAACTAAAATTATGAAAACATTACAAGAAATTATTAAGCAAAAACCAATCTATTTAAATGATTGGAGCAATAAAGAAGATGTTGCGAGAGATTTTGAATATGATGATATAAAAAATTTAAATATTCTCTTTGCAGATTATCAACACGGAAGTTACGACGGTGAAGCGTTTGTTCTTTTTGAAAAAGATGGTAAACTTTTTGAAGTTATCGGTAGTCATTGTAGTTGTTATGAGTTACAAGGGCAATTTGACCCAGAAGAAGTTTGTTTAGAAGCACTAGAACACAGATTAATAAAAGGAAATTATAGTAGAGATATTTTTTCTACTGAATTAAAAGAATTTTTAGGACTTTAACTTTAAAAATAAAAATATGAAAAAAGAAATGTCAAAATGGTTTATATCTTATAATTTTAAGAATTCGAAAGGTATGGGATTTGGTCAAGTAGATTACACAATAAATGGCAAAGAAATTGGAACTAAACACTTAAACATCTTAAGAAAAGATTTAGAACAAACACTCGGATTAGGTGCTTCAGTAGTAATATTAAATATTATCAAATTAAAATATGAAGGAGATGCATGAAAATTCTATTAATCGAAGACTCGGAAATATTAACAATGTTGTTAAAGCACCAAGCTAAAATATTAGATGTTAATTTAACATGTGTTGATAATTTTGTTGATGCAATTATTGAGCTTAAAAATAATATTTTTAGTTTTATAATTCTCGATAATTTTCTTGAAAAAGAAGATATAAAAGGAGTTGATAAAGCCGAAACATTAAAGAGTTATTCGCAGGCGAAGATTATTCTTTCAAGTGCTGATAGTTGTATTATTAAGAATCAGTGGATTGACGAAGTAATTCCGAAATCACAATTAGAATTAATAAATGTTATTAACTTAAAATAAGGAGTAATTATGGAAATAGCGGGAATATTATTAATTGGATTTGCGGTAGTAGGATATTTAACAACTTTATGAAAAAAATATTTAATTTTATAGTGTTATTAATTTTGATTAAAAGAAATAACATATCTATTTTTAGGAAAAATTGTAAACAAAGCACTAGTGATTATTATTATTACTTTGATAAAAGCAATAAAACAACAACTCTTTTTAAAAAAACAATATACATTTCTTATATAAATTATGAAGTTCGTTTAGTTAAAGCTAAGAAAAATTATCCATTTAATCTTTGGAACTGGCAGGCAAAACTTTTATATAAAATGGCTCAAAACAAATATTTAAAATCATGAAATACTTTACAATCACAGGAATTATAACGCATATTGCGGTTATTCTTTATTTATTTTTATCGTTTATGGTGGGGGATATTAATTTTATAAATTGGGAACAAGATTATAGAGAATTTTACATTGGATTTTTAGGTCTTTCCTCAGTTATTTCTTATTGGGGAGTAATTTATTCCGACACGAAATAAAATATTTTAATTATTTTTAAAAATAATGCTTGACACATTAAAACACTTATATAGTATAGGTTGCGAAAGTTATTAAAAAACTTTTAAAAATAAAAAAGTCAAGCTTTAAGACTT